CAAAGAATGTTAGGAAATGCAGGATACTTATATCGAGGAAATCCAATAAATGCAAATATGGGTATAACAATACCTTTTGGAGATTAACAATGATTTTAATGAATACACAAAAAGCAACATTAATAAAAAGGAATAGACTTAATTCAGGTATATTTGATGATGAAGATATGCAAATATCTACAATAAAAGTAGTTCCTTATACAGTTGATATAGCTGTAAGATTTGGGGTTTATACAATACCTGAAGCAACAGGATATTTTCAAGTTGGTAGAAGTGTTGATATAAAAGAAGGCGATCAAATACAATTTGTTGGAAAGTTTCTTAACACTGATTTAGACTTAACAAAAAGAACATTAAGTGTAATAAAAGTAGAAGATGCGTGGTTATTTAATAGAGTTGAATATAAATGGGTAGCAGTGAAATAACATATACTATCAACCTTAATAAAAATACATTTTATAAAATAGAAACATTGCCTAGTAAAATACTTTATTCAATGGCAAGTGCAACATTATCAACAGCAATGCCTACAATTCCAAGAGATACAGGAAAATTAAGACAAGAAACTTCTGCTTATGGAGTTAAACAACATGATAAAGAAGATTTCTCAATTTCAAGTGAAAATTGTAATTATGCTAAATATGTTGTTAAAATGCCTGACTCTACAAGATGGACTACACCAGGAACACATGGTCAATGGTGGTATAGAACAATAAAGAGAATGGATAAAATCATATTAAGCAATGCTGTTAATCAAAATAAGTTGGGGTGATTAAATGACTACACAAGAAATAGAAAGAAAGCAATTAGTTTTAATTCAATTTCTACAAGATACAATTAATGATAATAGTTGGAAGTTTAAAGCTGAATATTCTACAAATGATGATGATGAAAAGGTAATAGTAGTTCAAGAACAAACAGGAGAAAAAGTAGTGTTCTATGGAGATATAACACCATTATATAACTATTATTTAATAGATATATTTGGAACATCCATAAGAGAAGCAAAAAACATGTCATTATTATTAGGTTATTTAATAGGAACAAATAATACAATTACTTACACTTTCACACAAAATAACAAAGAAATAACTGAAAAATGGCAAATAATAATAAAACAATTTAGTAATTTCCAACCAATAGAATATCAAGATATAAGAAGAGTTGGATATACAGGAACAATGCAATGTATTGTTAATAAAATAAGTTAGGAGGGAAATTATGGCAGAAGTATATATTCCAAATAGAGATTTGATTAAAAATCTTAAATGGAATACAGGAACATCATCAAATCCTACATACACTAATGTATGCACTACAAGTGAAGTAGGAATTGATATAGACCTAGAAACAAAAGACTGGTATGTTTTCTGTGATGCCTTACAAAGAAAATTAGTAACAGGTGGATCAGTAACATTATCAGGAACAGTAAAATTAGATGTAAATAATACTGCTGAAATGGATATGTTAGGAACAATTCATACAATGATAGCAAGTGGAACAATAGCACAATTCAATAATAAATCAATTCAATTTGATTTATTAAGTGCTTATACAAGTGATACTTTAACATATACAACATATACAGCAAATGTAAATGTTTCATTTAGTGATTTAGGTGGAGCAGCAGAAGATGAAGCTGAGTTCTCATTTGAAATGACATTAATTGGAACAGCAACAGCAGGTAGTTAATAAAAACTCTTAAAGAGTTAGGGGGTTAAACTCTTAACTCTTATTTTTTTTAAGAAAGGAGGTTTTTATACAAATATGGATGGTGGAGCAGTAACAATACATTTTAATGGCGATACAACTAATATAGACAATGCAATGGAAAAAACTAAAAATAACATTTCCAGTAAATTAGATGAGTTAGGAGCAAAGTTTGTTGGAGTAGGAGCTATAATGAGTGCTGCCTTAACAGCACCAATATTAGCTTTTGGAAAAGCAGGTATTGAATACAATGCACAAATGGAAAAATATACAACAGCACTAAATACATTAACAGGAAGTGCAGAAGAAACTGATAAAATAATGCAACAAATTAAAAAAGATGCAGTAGCAACTCCATTTGATGTTTCAGGATTAACACAAGCAAATCAGTTGCTATTGTCAGCAGGATTAAACGCTGATGAAAGTAGAGAAACAATACTTGCATTAGGAGATGCAGTTGCTTCAACTGGTGGTGGAAATAGTGAACTACAAAGAATGGCTTATAACTTGCAACAAGTAAAAAATACAGGAAAAGCAACAGCAATGGATATAAGACAATTTGCAATGGCAGGAATACCTATCTATCAATTACTTGCTGATTATACAGGTAAAACAACAGAAGAAGTCCAAGATATGACTATATCTTATGAAGATTTAAGTGGTGCTTTGAAACTTGCTTCAAAAGAAGGTGGAAGGTTCTATGGAGCAATGGAAAACCAAAGTAAAACAACAGCAGGTGCTTTTTCTAACTTCAAAGAGAGTTTTCAAGTAATGGCAGGAACATTAACTCAAACATTAATGCCAATACTTGTAAAGTTGATGAATAAAATTACTGAAATCATGAATAAGTTTAGTCAATTATCACCAAGAACACAAAAAATAATATTAACAATAGGTGGAATAGTAGCAGCAGCAGGACCATTATTAATTGTATTAGGTGGTATTATGAAAGGTGTAACAACTATAATTCCATTAATAACAACAATAGGAAGTGTATTGAGTGGGCCTGTAATAATAATAGGATTAATTATAGCTGCATTAGTTTTACTATATGCAAAGTGCGAATGGTTTAGAGATTTAGTAAATTCAATAATAGAAAACTTAAAACCATTATTACAAAGTCTATGGGATTTATTAAAGCCAATGTTTGATAGTTTAATTGCTGCAATTCAACAAATATGGGTAGTATTAGAGCCAATATTAAAAGTGATATTAACATCAGTTGCAAATACAATAAACTTTATAATTCAAATAATTACTGATGTTATTAAAGTTATTACATGGTTAATAAATAAATTCAATGAAGCTAAAAGTAAAGTTTCAAATGCAACAAGTGGAATAAGAAATGCTGTTGTAGGTGGATTTAGTGAAATGTTAAGTAAAGTTAAAAATATTGGATCAAATATCATAGATGGTTTAATAAGTGGAATAACAGGTGGAGCAAATAAACTTTATAACAAATGTAAAGAAGTAGGAAAGAAAGCACTTAATAAGATTAAGGAAACTCTAGGAATACACTCACCTTCAACTGAATTTGCAATGGTGGGTAAGTTCTCAATGTTAGGATTTGAAAAAGGTCTTATGGATATGCAACCTGAAATTGATAAAGCAATAAATAGTATGTTTACATTAAATCCAAGTTTAACAGGAACAATGAATAATTCATTAAGTCCAAATATAAATGTAGTAAACAATGTTAATTTAGAAACTGATCCATTAGGACAAGTAGTAAATAAAATAAAGACTTATTCAGGTGGAGCTAAAAATGATTATAATTGGGGAACTGGTTTATGATAAAAGTATATATAAATAATGAAGAAGTATTATGTGATAAAAACATTGTAATAAAGAAGGAAATGCTTAATACTTCTTCTACAATATTAAATAATGTATATCCTAAAAGTTGGGAAACAACACATGATTATACAACAAACTATTATTATCCATTAGATTATTCAAATTGTAAGATAACTGATATAAGAGAAACACCAGCAGAAGAAGGACAAATAATAGAAGGAACAGACTTCAATATAAATGTAGATTTATCAAAAGAATATTCATTTGATGACTTTAAAGGTAATACAACACAAGATGGAACACCAACACCAGATGCACCAGTAGAAGTAGAAACAGTTACAGGTATTCAAAAAATTAATGTAGTAGGTAAGAATATATTGTATTATGAAGATGGAACTACTACGTGGGATGGAGCAGAAATTAATACTAAAGGTAATACAATTACTTATACACCAAACACATCTGGACAGGGTAGAATGGCACGTGAAACTTATAAACAAGATATATTTATTCCTGCTGGTTCAACTTTAACTTTTTCACAAAGGTATGTTAGTGGTAGCACTTGGGCGTCAGGTGTTCTAACTAATGAAATAAGGTTAGTAAAAAAAGATGGAACATATTTAGGTAAAACTTTTGGGGATATATGGCCTAGCAATTACCAAAATACAAAGAAAGTAACATTTACCACTGAAGAAGATTATATAGGTATCAAGTGTTATTTAATGATGTATGGTATCACAGGTATGACAACACCATTAGTATATAACGTGCAATTAGAGTATAGTCCATACATTACTGACTTTGCGCCATACCAAAGTCAAAGTTATGAAATAAATCTAGGAGATATAGAACTATGTAAAATAGGAGATTATCAAGATAGAATATATAAAGATAGTGGTAAATGGTATATAGAAAAGAAAATAGGCAAAATAGAAAGTTATAATGGAGAAACAATAACAACTGATTACATAAGCACAACAGGGCAATTAACAACAGGAGCAATAGTATATTATGTTTTAGCAACACCAACAACAACTGAAATAACTGATACTGAATTAATAAATCAATTAGAAAGTATAGAATTAATAGAAGGAACAAATAATATAAGTTCAAATGGTAATTTGCCTATAATAATGAATTTACATTATAACTATGTAACACATAGAATAGACACAACATTATTATTTAGTGGAATAGTTAAGAATACAGGAAACATTAGTTTAAATCCAAGAGAGCCACATTATACTTCTATTGAAGTATTAGGATATGAAACATTTTTAAGTGAAAGTGATACATTAGACTTTGTTATTGCTGATAAAACTATACAAGAAGCAATAGAAATGGTAATAGAAGCAGTTAGTAGTTATGGAATAGTTTTAGGAAATGTAAATATAAAAAACCCAAATGACATAATAGGAGCTTATTCATGTGAAGATAAAACAGCTTATGATGTATTGCAATATTTAGCAGAAATAAGCGAAGCAAGATGGAAAACTACAATAGTTGATGAAGATACTATACAAGTTGATTTCTATGATCCTGATTTAGAAAGTTCAAGTGCAACAATAGAATACACACAAAGATATTTTGCAAGTAATAACATAATAGATATGGAATACAATTATGGAACTAGAGATTATAGAAACAAACAAGTAATAAATTCAAATGCTGTTTATGCAGATATATTAACAACTGAAACTATTTATAGTGATGGATATAATACAAGTTATAATCTAGAAAATAGAGTAGGGACTATATCAAGTGTAACTATAAATGGTGTTGAAGCTACTTATGTAACAAAAGAAGAATATGACAATGGATATTCAGGAGATTTAATATATGAATATGGCTCAAATACAATAACATTAGAAACATTGCAAACAGCTGCAACACCAGTTGTAATAAATTACACAGCAATAGTAAAAGGTAGAGAAACAGTTACAAATGATACTGAAATATCAAGAATAAACTCACAATTAAATGTAAATGGAATAATATCAAGATATGAAGATAGAGATGATATTACTTCAAGTGATGAATTATTAAAGATAGCAAATACATATATGAAATATAAAGGAGCAACTGAAATAACTTTAACTATACAAAATAGAGATAAAGATTTATTTGATATAGGACAAGTCGTTACATTTGATAATGCACCATTAGAAGAATTACAAACAACATATATAGTAAAAGCAAAAGAAATAGATTATATAGTAACAGCAAATTGCTTATTCTACACATATACACTGACAAGCAACTTTAATAGTGAAAATGCAATAAATTATTTTGATAATCAAAGAAATAAAAGAAATGGAAATATAGCAACAGGAAGTTTCATAGATAGAAATATAGATATGTTTTCAAGTGCTAATATTATATGGCAAAATGCTTCATTAGAAGAAGTTGAAGTAGTTGGAGATAATAGACTAAATTCTACATTGAATAGTCCATTTGTAGTATAGGAGGTAAATATGACACAAGAATATAAAGATTTAATGTTAGATTATTTAACAGGAAATATAAGTATTGAAACAGGTGATAATTTGCCTCAATACTCAAATGTTATAACTACAACAACAAACCTAGATACATATATATCAACATACATAAGTGATTATTCTATATTAGGTTATTTGAATTATACTGATAAATACCTGTTATATGGTAAATACACATTGAATAGTGTAGAATATGGGTTTTTAGTAATAATAGATGAAACATTCCAACCAGTTCAATGTATAACTGAATTTGATAGTGGAACTAAATTATATCCATTTGAAATAATGCAATATGATGAAAATAATTACATTTATGCTGTAACAGGAAATAAGTTCATCATGTTAAATAATGTATTGCTAACTTCAAGTGATACTTATACTTGCAAATTAAGAAGAACTTATAACTTTCCTTCATCAGTCATTCCTTATGGAGATATAAATTATGAGGGTGATGGATCAAATCATAAAAGAAATGAAATGTTATTAAAATCAAAGAATGACTCACAATACTATATTTTAGGATATAGATACACAACACAAGGTGGAACAACTTATTCTTTCTGCGTAACAACATTAAAAGTCAATGTAGGTAGTTCAAATGTATGGGGTAGTCATTTAATCAATAATAATTGGCTTCCAGGTTTAACAGCTTATATAGAAGAAGGAGCAAATCCTATATTAAAAATAGCAACATATAGTAATGTATTTAATGGTTCATTATATAATTTAGTATTAAAACAATATAAGTTAGACATAAGTGTAGAAACACCAAGTATAGTATTAGAATATAATCCAACAATATACACTGATGTAAATGCTGGATTTAGTGAGTTGCAATACATAGGAAGTAACAAATTATATTGTTCTATATTCTTTTATAGCAGTTCTAATAGACATTTTGAAATATATGAATATAACTTTCCAGCAGAAGAAAAAACATTTTTAGGTGATTTAGAACTAGAAGATTTGAATGTAATTGTTCCAACACCAGTATTTAGATTAAGATTTATAAATGGTATTGTTTTCTTTGGAATTATATATGTAAATTATAACAATGGAAATACTTATAAATTTGCAACAGGTATTGTATATGCAACACCAAAGTCAACATTCATGAATTATGTAGATGTAACACAAGGAACATTTGAAGAAATGTATTATAATCCATTATTCATAATTCAAAACTCATATAACTTATATAATTTAAGTTTCTTAAAAGCTGATAATTCAAGCACAACACAAGTAATATATAATGTAAATAATTATAATGGTGAGTCTTATAGTGATATAAACTCATTAACTCCACATAGTATGGTTTTATCAAGTGCAGATAAAATAGAGTTTGCAAGAAACTTATATAATATGAGAATAAATGCAAATACAATTACTTCTATATTAGAAGTTCCAAATACATACTTAAATAACACAACAATAACTAATGAAGATTTATATTCAGTAAATAATAATATTTTGGATCAACAAACTGAAACAATAAATACAAATATATTTGAAACCTTATATATAAATATCAATGATACATGGAACATGATAAATAGAAATGATCCATTAGAGCCATTAACAAACAAAATAGGAGCAACTAGATTAGTAAATTCAACAGCAAGTCAACTAGATTATGACAATGCAAAAGCAGGTGTGTTTAGAGTTGTAACAAGTGGTGGATATTATGATAGATATATAAATGATGATGATATTAGTTATGAAGATGGAGTATATACATATAGTTTCAACTTTTATGGAAATCCAAGTATAACTCAAATACAAATACTTTCTTATGATAAAGAAACAATATATTGCACTTATGATGTAACAACACAAGCAGGAAAGATATATA